TGAATCCACGGTGACATCATCTTCGGAATTACTAGCTGAAAATGAAACTGAAATTAAAAACGCCATCACAAATGAAATGCAAGCTGGGGTTCAAGCTCAAATTGAAAAGGCTACAGAAATGGGTAACATGCAATTTGGTGATAAACAAAATGTCAATCAATCAGTGACATTAGAAATTCAAAACATTGTTGAGAATACAATCAAGACCGTCAATGAAAATGAATCCGTCACCGAAAGCGTTGTTGTTCAAGGTGGCGATCTCATCATTGATGGGTATGATTGCCGTGAAGGTGGTGATATCAATTGGAGTCAGGATGTCCACGCACAAGTGATTGCCGAAGCTGTGACAACGGCGCTTACCGGTGCTATTGCTTCAAGTGAAGTGATGAATCAGTTGAGTGCCGCGGCTGGTGCAGACCTTAAGTCTGAAAATAAGGGTCTCTCCGACCTCGTCGGAACCCTCTTTGAAGGTCTTACTGGTCCAGCGAAGTATGCCATCATCGCCTCCGTTGTGTGCTGCTGCCTTCTTGTTATCATGTTGGTTGTCATCGGTCTCTCCCCAGCTGGACAGTCGGCTACTGCCAATTTAGGTAAAGCGGGTGCGTCTCGCTTGGGTGGTGCGCGCCGATTCTAAGTTAAAGATATAAAGAGCCTTTAACTTAATGATTCTGAGTATCGATGTCGGTATTCGGAACTTAGCCATGTGCTTACTCAATGAAACCTCTAATCTTGTGGAAGAATGGGATGTCTCTGGTGTCCCACCCGAACACAAAGATGGTATATATGTCTCCTTGAGAAAGCATCTCGATGAAAGACCTTGGGTTCTTACTGCCCAAACAATCCTCATAGAAAAGCAACCAGATCGTAACAAGAAAATGGTATCCGTCATGCATTTCCTCCATGCATACTTTATCATTAAATGTCCTAATGCGGAGACAATTCTCTATGATGCGCGTCACAAGATTCCAGATGTCGCTGGCCCCGGCAAAGCGCAGTATAACAAACGGAAGAAGGTCTCCATTGAGAGATGTGAAGAATTCATTCGGAGTGGACCCACAAACGCTCATTGGTTGGAGACCTTTCTCAAGTCTAAAAAGAAAGATGACTTGGCTGACACCGTCATGCAAGCCCTCAGTTTTGTGAATCGTGTGGAAGTTACATCAACCACCAAGAAACCCAAGAAGTCCACCAAGTTGGTGGCTCGCAAACCCAATGACAATCAAAAGAGAACAAAATATTCAAAGTCAAACCTAGCTTGGATTTATCTCAATAAACCTGAGTGTGAAGTTCTCGAGAATAACAAGAGGTTTATGAAGGATCTCAAAAGGTACTATAGGGACATCGACGACTTGATTAAAGATTTGGGGGGAACTAAGAATTAGAACACTATGCAAAAAGATGTCTTGGACCAAGGATTTGTACGATTGGTTGATCACATGCCGCAACAAGATTTGGACACCTCAATCGTCCAAGCTGCCAGAGTATCATATGGAGACGGAACAAAGACTTCCCGAGGAGACCGAGGACTCCTCAGGTACTTGCTTCGACATTGGCACACAACGCCTTTCGAAATGGTGGAATTCAAGTTCCACATCAAGATGCCCCTCTACATCGCCCGTCAACATTTTCGACATCGAACAGCCTCCGTCAATGAACTCTCCGCCCGCTACTCCGTCGTACCGAAACAGTACTACAACCCAGGAGTTCTACGAGGTCAGTCTCAGGTAAATAACCAGGGATCTGAGGGGGTTGTGGAGGTCAATGAAGAAAAGACGAACCAAATTAACGAACATTTAGAACATTCTTTTACATTGTATGAGAGCCTTCTCGAGGAGGGGGTGTGTCGGGAACAGGCGCGTGGCAACCTCCCACAGTGTACCTATACCGAATTCTATTGGAAGATTAACCTCCACAACTTGATGCACTATCTCCATCTTCGTATGGATGATCACGCCCAAAAGGAGATCAGGGACTACGCGAATGCTATTTATGACTTGGTTGAACCTCTCGCACCCATCACAATGGAGGCGTTTAGGGATTTCAGGGTAAACGCGATGCATCTCACGGGACCGGAGATTGAGGCTCTCGCCACAGGAAAAGAGATAGATTCACCGGGGGAGAGGCGTGAGTTTGAAGAAAAGTTGAAGCGCTTAAAAATAAAAAGATAGTAGATAATAAATGTTCTCTCTCACAACATCTACAACTTTCATGGCGAAGACTAACCGTTTCAAGAAGTTTGGTAAGAAGATGAAGAAACAAAATGACACAGACGTGGGTAAGATCCGAGAGAAGTTGTCGGATATTAGCCGCGATGAACAACGGCGTGTCAAGGAAATTTTCAAAGAACACCAGGAATTCTTCAAGGGTTCTCAGAAAAAGGAAGAAGTCGCTATCGATTTTTACGAGAACTAAACGCAAACCACAAAGTACACAGAACAAACGCCATCGCTAATGGTGTATCGTCAAACTGATGCGCCATGAGCGCGCTCACTATACTATACTGAACCATGCGTATATCTTGTCTTGTTTTAGACATAGACCTTTTCATGGCCGCTTTGGATTTCTCCAAACCCAAAACAGCCGTACTTATATTTCGTATCTTCGCGGGCATTTCTGCCGTCTTCATGATAGCATCTTGTATGTCAACTGATTCCACAAATTGTTGTTTGATCATGGGTTCTAGGTAGGTGAAGTAGTTGAACTCTGGATCTAACTGGATACATATACCCTCTATGAGCGAGAAGGATTTTGCTAAATACACAAAACTCGTCGGTACCATGAATGGCTTTTCAGCCGCAAGTTGTGCCGCTATATCGTCGTTTATTATATTTGAACCATCGAGGGTTTCAAGATAACCCAAAACTGTTTCAAAAAAGAGTTCAATATCTGAAAGATCTGAACTCATAGGTATTATGACACCGAGGTTCACAAGAATTTGAACAATTCCCTTCGTGTCCTTGTCTATTATACATCCGAAGAGTTGTTTGAACCCATCGCGAAGTTCTTCGGAAAGGTCTACAATGAGACCAAAGTCGTAGAAGACTAACTTGCCCTTAGATGAAAACCCTAAATTACCGGGGTGGGGATCTGCGTGAAAAAAGCCTTTGTCCATCGTTTGGATCACATAGGAATTGATGAGAGCTTCACAGATCTTCTTTCTATTTACATTTGGATCTGTGAGTTCCGTGAGTTTTTCAGATTCAACATATTCCATGACGATGGTGTCATCCGTACAAAAATCCTTATAGACTTTTGGTACCTTTACCCACTTTACATCTTTCATATTCTTTCGAAAACGCACGGCGTTCTCAATTTCTTGTTGATAATCTGATTCACCCAAAAGGTACTCGATGGATTCATTGAGCACAAACTCTGAGCTATTCCCAGTGTCAACCCCAACTTTTTCCAAAAAACGCACAATCTCACGGACATTATCTGTATCCACCTTCATAGTCTCGTATATATTAGGTCGTTTGACTTTGACGATGACATCTTTCCCGTTTTTCAGTTTTGCGCGATGTACCTGTCCAATACTCGCAGATTTGAATGGTATTGGTTCAAACTCGACAAAGTATTCTAAATTTACAACATCCTGTACAACATCATATGCCACTGGAGGAACATTGTCTTGTAAAGACTCCAACTGTTTTGTGAATTCGGGAGGGTACAGATCGGCTCTCGTAGATGCGATTTGACCCAATTTCACAAAAGTCGGTCCAAGTTCCAAAAGTTGATCCCTCGTCCAAGACCCAAGTTCTGCCTTATCTTTTACAAAATTATTTTTCCATACAAATTTGGCGGCAAACTTCCAGGTCTTCATCTTCTGTGACGGAGGGGGTTTCAGTGGTCTATGGGTTGCGACGCATAGCATCCTACTCTGTGAAGATATTTTATTTTTATCTTAGGTTACTTTAAATGAAAAAGTTCTCAAACTTCCTTGGACCAATCAGCAACCCAACTGAAGCCGTCGTCAAGGCGCAACCTGTCCTCTTCACCCTCATCATCTTGTACCAGGGTCTCTTCTCTGGTAACGCGATCAAGATTCCAAAGAATCTCAAGACTGCGTTCAACAGCAAGACTTTCCGTTTCTTCTCTGTCATGTTGATTGCCTTCAGTGCGACCCAAGACATTGAGTATGCTCTCATCTCCACAGTGATTTTCTTGACCGTCATGTATGCCCTCAAGACTCCAGAGGAGAGAAGAGAATCTGGATTAATATAAATGTTAAAAGTAGAATGAAGATTCATATTGTTGGCGCTGGACCAACAGGTATGTCGCTTGCTTGGGAAATACTCAGGTCAGGGGAACACGATATTACAATTTATGATAGAAAGACATCCGCGGGTGGTTCTTGGTGGGAACCAGATACAGACATGAGAGATCTTCACGCACACAGAATAGTTTTTGACAAGGCTTTTGTGAATACCCACAGTCTCTTTGAGGAGATGGGGCTACGATGGAATGACATATTTGAGCCAGCAGAGAAAGATCTCTATAATTTTATAGGTCGTTCTCTCGGTATCAAAGATTACGGCGCACTCACATCTCTCGCGGTGAGAGTCCTCGCTCAACCTCAAAAGTATAGGGGTGTCTCGCTCAAAGATGCCCTCGGTGAGTTAACGGAAAGTGGTCAAACTTTACTTGAACACCTTCCACTCATTATGGATGGTGTGACATGGGAGACTATGTCTGCCTATGAATTTGTCAAAAGTTTTGATCATGTGGGACTCTCCAAACAATACACCCAAAAGGTTTCTGGTAAAGTGATGTGTGACGCAATGCAAGAAGCCCTTGAGAAGGTGGGTGTTGACTTTCAATTTGAGAAAGAGCTCAAGGGAGTTGAATACCTTGAGGATGGTTACAAAGCGGAGTTTGTGGATGAATCAGTGATTGACGATGGAATGCTTTTCCTTTGTTTAGATAACAGTCCAGCTCTAAAGTTTCTAGGTGAGAATTGGGGTTTAGAAGCAGACAAAAAGGTGCGAGAGAGTACATATGGATGTATAAATGTTCTTTTTGATTTTGATGAACCCATTGAACTTGGTGACGACCTTGAAATTGTGGCTACAACGAAGTGGAATCTCCAACCCGTTGTTCTCGCAGATGGTCACACAATTTCATGTGTTATATGTGATCTCACGGAAGATATACTCACAACACCACCAGAAGAGTTGAGAGTTCGTGTCCTCGAAGAATTGGATGTCCCCCTTCCCAAACAAATACGCTTTGGTTGGGGTGCCGAGTGGGATGATGAGCGTTGGCAATTTACACAATCATCGGGGGTTCTCAGCCTCCATGGTCAACTCCCATTCTTTGGTGAGTGCCCCCATGTGGCGATGTGTGGTATGATGTCACCCCGCAATACACCATATTCAAGCATCGAAGCATCTGTAGAAGTTTCGCGCAGTCTCAGCCACAAATGTTTTGGAACGAGGGAACCATTGAGTCCCCTCCTTCTCACACAAGTTTTATCATTGACACTTTTGGTGCTTATAGTTTTAATTCTAATTTATCGTAATAGAAATCTATGAAGTTTCAAGCCAAAGTACATACACCCATGTATGACCATAACGACAAAAAGTATATTCGTTTGGTCATTCCTGAAAATTGCGTTCAAATTATACAACGAATGCATATAAACAAGACCCATCTCATTCAAAATGAGCGAGTAGATAATCCATTGGATGGTCATATTCTCACAGTTAAGGTTCCGTTCCGTTATAGGAGAGTGATGTGTGAAGTCCGAGGACGACCCATGCAATCTCTTATAAAAGATGACGAAGTTGAAGTTACAGCCGATTTTAAAGGTGTTTGGAATGTAGGTGGTTACAGTGGTTATTCTTGGGTACTTTTATCCGCGTCTTGCAATTCCTGAAGTTTAACTTCTTCTTCTTTCTTTTCTGGAATATCAATCGTGGTCAAACCATTTTCCTTGAAACCCAAAAACACGCGAAGGCTTCCCTGTAGACGGTGAAGTTCTTGGTACGTACTTTCGATCGCTTCTTGGATCTTTTTAATATTCTCTTCCACGTCAAGGGATGGCATTGTAACTATATAAAGTTACTATTCTTTAATATATTAAATGTTGACGCGGACGGGATACCTCGTCACTGAGGGACCAATTCAGGAAATTAAAAAGGAACTGACAGTAAGACCACAGGTCAACAGCGACTATGGATTTCCTCCCCCACCTTTCAAGGTTTTTAGAACAGCTAAGAATGGAGTGTGCGTTCCAAGATTCTACGGAGTTGGTAAGGTGGGAAAGCCCAAGGAGGATCGTCGCCCCGAGCCAGCGAAATCCAGCGCCAAGTTCGTCGGTCAGTTACGAGACGCAACCCACCAGAACGAGGCTCTTGCTGCAGCTATTAGTGCGGGCCATGGTGTTCTCTCGCTCCCATGCGGGTATGGCAAGACCACCGTATCCCTGGCAATAGCGTGTAAGTTGGGCTACCGCACAATGATTGTAGTTCACAAACAGTTTCTCGCAGATCAATGGCGAGAACGCATTCAACAGTTCTGTCCAGGTGCCACAATAGGCATTGTTCAACAGAATAAGAAGGAGACCGATTGTGATTTTGTCATAGCCATGCTTCAATCCCTGTCCCTCAAGGAGTATTCCTTCAGTGATTTTGACTCCATTGGTACACTCATCGTGGATGAAGCCCATCACATTTGTGCGAAGGTCTTTAGTCAGTCCCTCTTCAAGATGTGTCCCAAGCACATTTTTGGTCTTTCGGCGACACCCGAACGAAAAGATGGTCTCACGAAGGTTCTTCATTGGTTTATGGGACCCACATTCTTTGCGGTGGAGCGAAAGAATCAGGAACAGGTGGAAGTATTTCCGGTAACTTATGAATCATTCAACTACAGAAATCCTCCACCATGTACGAGAAACGGTAAACTATCAATGCCCAATATGGTCACAGAAGTTGTTGAAGACAGGAAGCGGAATCAAATGCTCGTTCAACTCGTGAAGAAAGCTTCAGAGGGCACGAGGCAACTCCTCGTTCTCAGTGATCGTCGGTGGCATTGTGAGATGCTCCACCAATGTTTCCCCAAAAACTCAGGACTCTACATGGGTGGTATGAAAGAGGTCGACCTTCAGGCTTCATCACAAAAGAAGATCATCTTTGCCACCTTCTCACAAGCCCACGAAGGTCTAGATATCCCAACCCTAGATACGGTGATTTTAGCGTCCCCCAAATCCGATATTACACAAAGTATAGGTCGTATTATGCGAGAGACTAAAGGTAAAAAGAACAATCCACATATCTACGACATCCATGATCCATGGTCCATATTTACAGCTATGTACTATAAGCGTCTCAAGGTGTACCGTCAAGGTGGGTTTAAGATCCATGGGAAGGTTGCCGAAGAAGAAAAGAAGAATGAGTTCCCTCAGGGAAAGTGTCTGTTTTTATAATCTGACTAATAAATAAATGTCTGGTGCATTGATACAACTTGTCTCAAAAGGCGCGCAAGACATTTATCTTAATAGTGAAGAAGGTCATTCGTTCTTTCGTATGAAATTTACGAGACACACAAATTTTTCACAGGCTCCCAAGCTTATTAAGACCATCACAGACAACGATCCTGTTTTTACAGTTCCCGTTTATGGTGATCTTATAAATTGTCTCTGGTTTGAGGGTCTTGATAAGAACTCCAATGTTTCATCAAATCTTTTGTATAATTCAACAATTGATCTTTATGTGGGTGGTCAGAAAATTGATTCTCAGCATTATGACTATTATGCGGACATTTGGCCAAACTATCTTTCAGAAACATGGGTAAAACAAGAGGAACTTACAAATAAAACGAGTACTTCCAACAGAAACTTCCAACCACTTCACTTTTTCTTTTGTGATCACGGGGCATTTTTACCCCTCATATCTTTAGCTCATCATCAAGTTGAAGTGAGGGTTAATTTTGATCAAGCAAGTCTGGTTGGTTATAATAATTCTCAAAAGAGAATCAATGTATATGGAAACTATGTATATCTCGACAAAGAGGAGAGAGAGTCTCTCGTAAAAAGACAGATGGACTTTATAATTACTCAAACACAGCGTTTGGATTTTCCACTTTCTAATGTAGTCGATAACTCCATTCAAACTGGTGGATACAATGATTTGGATTTGAGTTCCTTTAATCACCCCGTGAAGTCTATATTTTTTGGGTATTCGGCGACAAATATTGATCCAACAAATGATCGTTTTACATTTAAGAATGCGGATATTCACATAAATGGTACACCACTTCTTGAAAATATGAGCCCAACATACTTTCACACGGTTCAAAATTATTACAAGTCAAAATATGGTAAAACTGACTTCAGAGTTGACACAGAAGATCTAATGTATACCCGATATTTTGCGTATCATTTTGGTTTGAATGTTTCAGAATACAATCCATCCGGGACATGTAATTTCAGCAGACTCGATAATGCTAAACTCATAATTCGTGGAGCTGAAAAGGGTAGCTTTAGGGGGGATCAAAAAGATATTTATGTGTACGCAGTAAACTATAATGTCCTCAGGATCAAGGATGGTTTGGCTGGAATTTTATTCGGGAACTAAAGTATAAATGGGTCGCACCGCAAGATTCGAACAGATTTATGTGGCAAGTCTTGACGCAGAACCCGTTGAACAAGAAACTCTTACGGGTGTCAAGAGTATTTTGACAAGAGAAGTAGAGGCAAATGAAGTCCTACTTGTTACAGATCCCGAAACCGGTGTGAAAGGTCGCCTCGGTATATCAAATACAACACCATCAAAATCTCTTTCCGTGGGTAACAAGTTTTTTGTGGATGAAACTGACACAATTGTGCTTGACTTGAAAGGTCGTGGTAAAGCTGAGCGTTTATTCATTGAAAATCAATTTGCCATCGGTACAACGAACCCAACAAAGGCGTTTCAGGTAAATAGTGGCGCAACGAGAAAAGTTGATATTGATTTAACAGGTCGTGATTTGATGACAGTGAGCGGTAACTTGGTTGCTACAAATGTGATCGTGTCCGATAGACTTATAACATCTGGGGCAAATCTTTCAATTAAGGAGACAAATTCAAATGTCATCACCGTTGTAGGTGGTATCAAAGCATCAAATATAAGTGTTGGGAGTAATGTTGGTATTTTT